GACTGTTATGAAACGATTCAATGATTCAGCAATCATGGGTTTCACAATAGTTCCCACACAACCTTTTGGTTTTAATTATCTTGGTGGTAAACTTTTGGCAGGCATTTGTTGTTCGCATCTTGCCAGAAGAACTCTTAACGAAAAATATGGTGGCCCTTTTTGCATGTTTGAAACTACATCTTTGTATGGTAGTTCCAAGTCTTCATCAATGTATGATGGCATGAAACCTTTTCTCCGTTTTACAGGACTTACAGTATCAGACTTTGTACCATCAATTAATGATCAAAAGTATAGAGACTTAAAGGCATGGTTTGAAGATAGAAACGGAGAACCTTTAATTGATCCACAAGCATCAAGTCTCAAACTAAAAACACAAACAAAGATGATATCTATCATAAAGAAATCTTTACAAGGTGAATTACTAACTCAATTCAATAAAGTTTTTGAAGATGCCAAACAACTTACAGAACAGAAAAGACAATTCTTATCTACTTATGGTTATAAAAATGTAAAAGAATATCTTACATTTGAAACTGATACATTAGAGAAATCAGAGAACTATGATAGATATGAGTTCGATTCTATCGTAGAATGGTGGAAGAAACTTGCATCTAAGAGATATGATAAACTTAATAGTGAAAATAAATTGAGAACAGAACTAGAAGTTTGGAATCTAAATCCTGATAAGATAGATATTATAAGATGATCGGTTACAGAGTTGTTGAAAATCCATACGAAGATGATGCCGCTATAGAAATTACTGAGGGTGAGTTTAAGGGGTTAGTTTATCAATATGGTAAAGTACAATTCATAGATGGTAAACCAGAAATTAATTTTCAAAGAACGCTTCGAAGACTTCCTGATGATATTGAAAAGACAGAGGAAGAGGTTGAGAAACTACTAAATAATGGTGCATTAAATACTATTATGGGTGATATACTTGTAGAGTTATTACAAAACCAAATCGAAAAGGAAAAAAATGAACAAAGAGATTCTAAAAGAACAAATAAAAAGACACGAGGGTGAAGTCTTAGAAATATATAAAGACTCACTTGGTTACTTAACCTTTGGCGTAGGCCATTTAGTCAGAGAAGATGATCCTGAGTTTGGTGAACCAGAGGGCACACCTGTTTCACAAGAGAGAGTAGATTCAGTTTATGATGTGGACTTTGATAAACATGTAGATGAAACTTATCATGTATGTGAAGAACATAACATTGATTTTATGGAGTTACCTGAGAACATTCAACATGTATTAGTCAATATGTGTTTCAATCTAGGTGCAAACAGACTAGGTAAGTTTAGAAACATGTTGAAAGCATGTTCAGAATCTAACTGGAAAGAAATGGCTGCTCAGATGCAAGACAGTAAATGGTTCGGTCAAGTTGGTCGTAGATCAGTAGAACTACAACAGATGGTTTTAGATTGTGAGTAATCCTTTACCAGTTGTAAAGTGTGTCATTCTAAATTCAGGTGACATACTTATGGGGTTCTATGAGTTTAATGTAAAAACTCAGATGCATACTTTATATGATTGCAAACAATGTGTCAGTGAAATATCTGAAGGCAAAATGGAAGTTCTACTTGCAGATTTTATACCTTTTGCAAAAGAGTACAACTTCTCTTTCCATGAAAGTAAAGTGATCACTATCTTTGATGCAAAACCTCAGTTAGAAATGAACTATAAATCATCAACAGGAAATACAGATTCGACATTAGAAAGTAATGCTCTTAGAGGTGGTAAAGTGAGAGGACAAAAATGAGAAATGAAATAGTAAAGTCATTGATAGCACATGCAGATGCACATATTCAAAAACATAAGTTGAATGTAGAGATTCATCTTTCAAATCCAGTGGGTGTTGCAGAACATCCAGATCATTTAGAAACAGTTGAGAAAGAACTAGAAAATATCGCTCATTACGAAGATATTAAAGATGTTCTTCTCAAACATTTCACACAACCACAACAAACCACATTGACAGAATCTTAGTACTGTAGTATTATTACAGTATGGATTTCTACACGAATGTCACTCGATCACGAGACAAAATACTTGCAATAGGATATCAAGGCAACAAGAAACAAAAGTTGTCTATATCTTATCGTCCTAAACACTTCATTCCATCAAAGAAAGGCATCACACCCTATCGTGCATTAGACGGCAGACCACTTGAACTTGTTGAACTCAACTCAATGGGTGGGGCAAGAAAGTTCAGAGAGAAGTATGCAGGTGTAGAAGGATTTGAGATACATGGTTACGATAGATATGTTTATACATGGTTATCAGATAGATTTCAAGGTGACATAAAATTCGATCTTAAAAAAATTAGAATCGCAACACTCGATATAGAATGTGAATGCGAAGATGGTTTTCCAGAACCAATACTTGCCAATGAAAGAGTGAATGCAATCACAATAAAACCATTCGGCAAAGAAGCACATGTCTTTGGTATTGGTGAATGGAATCATCAACACAATATTGTTTATCATAATTGTAAAAATGAAATGGACTTACTTGTTGAGTTCATTAAGTATTGGCGAACAGAACAATTTGATGTGATAACAGGTTGGAATGTTGACGCCTTTGATATCACATATCTTTGCAATCGTATCGACAGAATTCTTGGTGAAGATGAACACAAAAAACTATCGCCATGGGGAATGTCAGATGTAAGAGAATGGATTGCTTTTGGTCATCAAAAGAATATGTCTTATACATTGCACGGTATTAATGTTGTTGATTACCTTGATCTATACAAAAAGAATACATTCACAAACCAAGAATCATATAAATTAGATCACATTTCACAAATAGAACTTGGTACTGGTAAATTAGATTACTCAGAGTATGGTTCACTTCACACACTTTACAAACAAGACTATGGTAAGTTCTTAGAGTATAATCTAAAAGATGTTGTTTTAATTGAACAACTAGAAGAGAAACTTGGATTCTTAGAGTTGATTATTGTTATGGCATATTCTGCCAAGTGTAACTACTTAGATACATTTGGTATGGTGAAGTATTGGGAAACTATCATCTATAACTTCTTAAAAGATCAAGGTATACAAACGCCACCACAAAGGTTGAAGACTGGTAATGATAAAAACAAACCTATTGTTGGTGCATATGTAAAAGAACCACTGGTAGGTAAACACGATTGGGTTATGTCTTTTGACTTGAACTCACTGTATCCACACTTGATCATGCAGTTCAACATTTCACCTGAGAAGATGATAAAAGGTAATCGACAAGATGTTAATGTAGACAGATTACTCAACAAACAATGTGACTTATCTTATCTCAAACAAAAGAATCTAACGGTTGCACCAAACGGTGTTATGTTCAAAAGAGATAAACAAGGCATGTTTCCTGAACTCATGGAAAAATTCTATGAAGAAAGAAAAGAGTGGAAGAAAAGAATGATTGAGTATCAGAAAGAATTGCAGACTTGTTCTGATTCAAAGAGAAAGAAAGAACTTAACACTCTTATTAAAAGATCATACAATAATCAACAAGTAAGAAAGATTGCATTGAATTCTGCTTATGGTGCCATGGCGAATCAATACTTTGCATTCTTCTCTACTGATCTTGCAGAGGCGATTACACTTTCAGGTCAGTTAGTTATCAAGTGGGCAGAAAAAACTGTAAACGATTACTTGAATGATCTTCTTAAGACAGAAAACGAAGATTATGTTGTTGCAATGGACACTGATTCTGTTTATATTACAATGGATAAATTTGTTAAACAGATATTTCCAGAAGACACACCAAAAGATAAAGTTATAGAGTTTCTATCTAAGGCAGAAGCAAAGATTGAAGAGGCACTTGATAAAGGTTTTGAAGACTTAAAAGAATACACAAATGCATTTCAACAAAAGATGCAAATGGGTAGAGAAGTGATTGCAGATCGTGGCATATGGACTGCCAAGAAAAGATATATTCTCAATGTACACGACAACGAAGGCGTAAGACTTGCAGAACCAAAACTCAAAATGATGGGCATTGAAACTGCCAAGTCTTCAACTCCACAATGGGTCAGAAAGAAACTAGAACAAGCACTCAAAGTTGTGATGCAAGGCACAGAACAGGAACTATGGGAGTTCGTAGAGACAGCACGAAAAGAATTTAGAAATCTTCCAGTAGAAGATGTCGCATCACCAAGAGGTTGTAACAATCTTCAACAGTATGCAGACTCCACAACAATTTATTCTAAAGGCACACCAATTCATGTCAGAGGATCTTTATTGTATAATCATATGTTGAAACAAAAGAACTTAGATATGAGATACGAGGTGATTAAGAACGGTGAAAAGATTCACTTTACATATCTTACTATGCCTAATCCTATCAATGAGAATGTTATATCTTTTATCAATGTTTTGCCTGCAGAGTTTGATCTAAAACGATATATTGATTATGATCTACAGTTTGAAAAATCATTTATAGAACCATTAAAGGCAATTGTTAACTTGATCAACTGGAATGTAGAACCAGTTGCATCACTTAATTCATTTTTCGCATGACAAAAGAAGAACTAATTGAACTAATAATCAATCTTCATCCTGAAGATACAAAAGGAGAACTAAGTGGAATTTTTATCGGAAGACATGGGGAAGTTATTACTACTGACTCTATTCGCATCGATATGGACGGTGGGAGAGTTATACTTGCACAAAAAGGTTCTGGAGAAGCGGAGACGAATAAGAGGAACTGGCAAAAAGAACTAGAGTTCATAAGGAACAGAAATAAATGAAACACTTGATACGATGGATGAAGATCAATGCCTTCATCAACTTATACCTAGGAATCATACTCACAATGGTATTGATTGCACTTGTCGTTGACATTACACTAGACAGTTATTGGCACACAAACGATTTCAAAGAACTACTACTTGGTAAAGATGTGGCATCTACTGATTAGTATCAAGTTCTATGTGTATAGTGTGTTGGTTGCTCACATACTTGCACTCTTCTATCTATTTCCTATACCAATGTTATATCTCACAGGACACTTAGCTGCATGTTCTGTTATTGCAACATACATATCACTCAAAGTTCAAATGGATGAAGTTATGGATTACTACATGCACAACGAGATTGACCTCAAACTGAAGGCTTCGGGTTATTATCTCACATAAATAAATGTGGGGTTAGACTTGCAGTTGGCAGTCTAACGAAATACACCAATATTGGAGTAATTATGAGAATAGTAATGTATATGTTACTATTTTCTGTGGTATTTCTTCCTTCATGTGCCTCAGTTGGAGCAGTAATCGAAGGTGGAAAAGAGTTTACAACTGGTGTTGTCGATGGTGCAGTCAAAGGGACTAGAACCGTTGTCAATGCAGTTGCTGATGATGTAGTTTCAGTCGGTACATTGGCTGTCGATACTGCAACAGGTATCGTTGATAATGTTGCTGAAGAAGTCGATAGACAGACAGACGAACTACAGAAAGAGCAACCTGAAAAAAAGTAGAGGATGTCATTCCAACAGCAATGTTGCTTGAGGCAATGATGCTCTATTGTTCAGAGTTCCCACAGAAATGTAGAACTGTAAAGGGGAACTAATAGTTCCCCTTTTTTTATAAATAAAACTATTATGTATGAATATCATGTAACAGTAACGAAAGTGGTTGATGGCGACACAATAGATGTCGATATCGATCTAGGGTTTGATGTTGTTCTAAAAAAACAACGAGTCCGTCTTATGGGTATTGATACTCCAGAATCTCGCACAAAAGATTTAGAAGAGAAAAAATTCGGTAAGGCTTCAAAGGCGTATTTAAAAACTTTACTTGATTCAGGAAAAGTTTCTCTCATTTCCCATGACAAAGGTAAGTTCGGTAGAATACTAGGTGAACTATGGGTTCATTCTATAGATAACGAAGGACATCCAGTATTTGAAAATAGAACAAAATTTTGTGTCAATGCAAAGATGATATCAGATCATCATGCAGTTGCATACAGTGGTGAGAACAAAGATGATGTACAAGATCAACACATGGAGAACAGAAAATTTCTGATTGAAAACGGTTTAGTGTAATATGACTGGTATAGAATGTCTTTTTTTATTACTATTTGCTGTTGTGTTTGCTGTACTATTGGTCATTGAAACACAACTCAGTTCTATAAAAGTCATGATGGAAGAACACACTCGATATGATGAACCACTGAAAAATGGTCACAAAAAGAAGTAAAAACCATCTTTACACAGCACAATAAATAGTTTATAATGAGTACATTATACATTATGAGAGGTGCATATGTCGTTTATTAAAGACTTAATAAAATCATCTGGCAACGAATACGCTAGTGTTGTTGCTGACGGTGTTGCAGCTGGTGATGTTGACTCCTTTGTTGATACAGGATCATACATCTTCAATGCATTATTATCAGGTTCACTACACGGTGGACTTCCTTCAAATAAGATTACAGCAATAGCAGGTGAGTCTGCAACAGGTAAAACATTCTTTGCATTAGGAATGTGTAAACAGTTCTTAGAAGACAATCCAGATGCCGCTGTAATTTACTTCGAGTCTGAATCTGCAATCACAAAAGAAATGATCGAAGAGAGAGGAGTTGATTCTTCTCGCTTCGTTATTGTTCCTGTGGTGACTGTACAAGAATTCAGAACTCAATCAATCAATATCTTAGACAAATATTTGGAGACTCCTGAAGACAAGAGACCTCCAATGATGTTTGTTTTAGATTCACTTGGTATGTTATCTACTACTAAAGAGATTGAAGACACAGCAGAAGGCAAAGAAACGAGAGATATGACGAGAGCACAAGTTGTCAAAGGTGCATTCAGAGTATTGACTCTAAAACTTGGTCGTGCAAAAGTGCCAATGATAGTTACTAATCACACTTATGATGTGATCGGTTCTATGTTCCCACAAAAAGAAATGGGTGGGGGTTCAGGATTGAAATATGCTGCCTCATCTATCATTTATCTTTCTAAGAAGAAAGAGAAAGATGGTACAGAAGTTGTTGGTAATATTATTCATTGTAAGAATGCAAAGAGCAGATTGACTGTAGAAAACAGAGTCGTAGATGTAAGATTATCATACGATAAAGGTTTAGACAGATATTATGGTCTACTTGATCTTGCACTTTCAAGTGGTGTTTTCAAAAAATCTTCTACAAGGGTTGAGTTGCCTGATGGCAAAACAGAGTTTGCAAAAACTATCAACAACAATCCAGAGAAGTACTTCACAACAGAAGTCATGGAACAATTAGAAGAAGTAGTAAAAGGATATTTTAAATATGGATCAAGTGAGACTAGAACAGACGATACTGAAAAATCTGATTCAGAGTGATTCTTTTTGTAGAAAAGTAACACCTTATCTTAAATCGGAGTATTTCACCGAAAGTGATGAGCGAACCGTATTTCAAGAAGTACAAAAGTATTTCGACAAATACAAGAAACCACCAACAGTAGAAGCACTTCTCATAAATCTTGATAATAACACTGGACTCAGTGATAATATTATCAAGTCTACAAAAACTATTGTTGAGAAATTCAAGATAAACGAAAATACGCCACAAGATTGGTTAGTCGAACAGACTGAACAATGGTGTAAAGATCGTGCTATCTATATCGCCGTCATGGACTCTATTGATGTTCTCGATAAGAAATCGCAGAGATCAACTGGTGAAATACCCGAGCTTCTTAAGGGTGCCTTGTCTGTATCATTCGACACACACATTGGTCATGATGTGTTAGAAGATGCAGAGGCAAGACATGACTTCTATACAACAGAAGAAGAGAAGATACCTTTTGACTTGGAATATTTCAACAAGATTACTAAAGGTGGTTTACCTAACAAGACACTCAACATTGTTCTTGCAGGAACAGGTGTTGGTAAATCATTGTTCATGTGTCATATGGCATCAAACTGTTTGATGATGAATAAGAATGTTCTTTACATCACTATGGAAATGGCAGAAGAAAGAATTGCAGAAAGAATTGATGCAAACATTCTAAACATTCCGATCAAAGAGCTACCTGATCTAAACAAAAAGATGTACTCTAAGAAGATTGAAAAACTTAAAGAGAAAACAAAAGGTAAACTTATCATCAAAGAATATCCAACGGCAGCTGCTCATGTTGGTCATTTCAGACATCTACTACAAGAACTGAACATCAAAAAAGATTTCAGACCTGACATCATATTTGTTGACTATCTAAACATTTGTGCATCACATAGAATCAGACCAGGTTCTGGTGCAAACTCTTACACTCTAGTTAAAAGTATTGCAGAAGAACTTAGAGGTCTTGCTGTAGAGTTTGATGTACCACTTGTATCTGCAACACAAACTACAAGATCAGGTTATGGTTCAACAGACATAGGTCTTGAAGATACTTCCGAGTCCTTTGGTCTACCTGCAACTGCTGACTTCATGTTTGCACTGATCACTAGTGATGAACTAGAAGAGTTAGATCAAATGGTTGTCAAACAGTTGAAGAATCGTTACAACGATCCAACTATCTTCAAACGATTTGTAATCGGTGTTGATAGAAGTCGTATGAAGTTCTATGATTGTGAACAAGAAGCACAAGAAGAACTGATTGATTCTGCAGAAAAGATTAATGATGATGTGCCTGTCTTTGACAGAGGTAGAGGCAATCAAAAATTTAGTGATTTCAAGGTATAATTATGTTTGATGATCCAAGAATACAGAAACAATTTGAAGAATACAAAGAATCTTATGTAGAACCTGAAACAGTTTCTAAAGAAGAACTTGTAGAAATGATTACAAAAGATTTGACATTTGCATCAAGTATGCCTGTGGAAGAATATACATTATACCTGAAATGGCAAGAATGTCAACGAAGATTTCCTGTACAAGAAGTTGCTACACT